GGTCGGCTGGCGGCTTTGCCAATTGCATCGGCAATGAAATCAAAGCCGACGTTGACGATGATGTTGTCCTTGTGGACCGTCTCGACTTCACCGCTTGCGCGGCGAAGGATGAGTGTCATTGCGCCGTGAAGCTGCATGGATTCGTCGATCATGAAAAGTCCTCGCTAAAAAAAGTGGCGCTGACTCTTTCGAGACCAGCGCCACGGTTGGGGATAAGTTGGAAAACTGGGATCTAGTACAAGCGCAAACTAGTAAACGAACCGATCGGAGCTAAGGCTGCGCTTGCTGACTCGACATCTCCGCCCATGCGGCCAACGAAGAGCCGCCGCTCCGAGGTGGTCTGGCAGACACCAATGCAAATGCGATCGGTCATCGACACGGCGAACGGGACAGTCACTTGCCGGGACAGTTGGTCTTCCAAGAAAAAGACCGATGTGGCCGCGTCATAGCCCACCAAAAGCAGCCCTGCGGGTCCGGTTGCAACCCAGATCACGCAAGTTGTTACCTCAGCAGGGATGAACCAAAAGGAGGTATGGAACACCGATGGAATACTCACCGTCCAGGCCACACGGGTGGTGTCCTTGACGAGGAGTCCGACTCCATATCGGCCGGCTGCATAGGCCACGCCTGCCGCCTGGCTGGAGACCGGACTACCCAGTCCGGTTGTTGAACCGTTAAGACGCCAACCGTAGATTTCTCCGGCTTGCAGTGCATCCTCCCGAGCGATCTGGAACCGCGCATCCACGTTGGCGATTGCACCGTCGTAGGCCCACTGGCGCCTGGCCGCATCACTGCTCCAGGGGAAATTGGCCTCGAGCCACGTGGTTCGGTCATCCACGGAGGCCCCGAGACTGTTGAGCAGCGTGTTCTGGGCGCGGACAGGCGAGACAAGATCGACTTCAAACAAGTACTCGGCTATCTGCGCACCCGTGCTCATGCGCAAGACGTTGTGACCATTGACCGATACGACCGAGGCAAAGTGCTTGGTGCCTGGAAATCCGAGCGCCTGCTCATCGCGCTCGAGAATCAGGTTGGCGTTTTGTGGCTGGGCAACCACGGTGGAAACGAATGTCGGCGCGTCGCCGTAGATGCCGGGTGACGCAATGGCCTTGATCCAGAATTTGCGCTCGCCATCAAACCCAGATGGCAACGTGTAGCTCGTGGACTTGACCTCGGCGACAAAGAGAGACGCATCCCAGGCCGCGCCCTCACGAAGTTCGTACCCAACGACTTCAGGCTCCGGATTGGGCTGCCAGCGAAACTCCAGCCGGTTGGCCGACTGCACCACATCGAACTGGCGAACCGTCGAGGGCGCTTGCAGGCTCAAGACAAAGGTCGTCACATGGGCGCTGTAGTTTCCTGAGGTGTCGTAGGCTCGGATGTGATACGGGTACAGCCCGGCGGCGCTTTGGTCATGGACCATCTGCGTGCCAGCGGTTTTGGCGACCAATTGGCCGTTGTCCCAGCCAGCACCCACACGGACCTCGTAGCCCGCGAGGTCAGCATCTTGGACTTCATCCCAGGTAATCAGCAGATCGGAGACTCGGCGCTGGACTAGGAAGCCCGTGACATCCGAAGGCGGCAGCGTCTTGCCCAGCACCGTGGCGCTGTAATTTGCAGGCACGCTCTCCTTGCGGGTGATGCCGATGGCACGAAGGCTGAATTCATAAGTCCCCTCCTGCGCATCGCGGATTTCAACGTAATTGGCGCTGGTCAAAGGAAGACTGACAAAGTTACCGCCGGCCACCCGGTAGGACAGCCGATAAGCGACTGCGGTTTGAACCTCATTCCATGAAACCTGCACCAAAACTTGCGCCTGATCTTTCACACGGTAAAGGCTCTCCTGGACGCTAAGGCCGCTCGGTGCGGGCGGCATATCCGAGAGCACCGTGATCGAGCGAGGCTGCAATGCCAGCCCTTTTTCGATTGCATCGAATTTGCTTGGGTTGTGCGCCAGCGCGGTGACCTCATGCACACCGGGATCACGCTCGGCAACCGCAACCACCCGAAATAGCTGCGGCTCGATGATCGAGGATGACAGCACCCAAATGGCACCTGGCTGCGGTGACGCGCTAAAGGGGATGGTCACCGTCAAGGTCCGTCCCGAAATCGGCCCAACCAGGCGCTCTTCAATCGCCCCCGTAGGCAAGATCACAGACAAACGCCAGGGAAGATCCGCCGGAAGGTCTTGATCCAATGTGACCGTGCTAGCAGATGCGGCGGCGACCCGGCCTCCAAGCCGCATGCCACCTCGGACTGAGTCAGCCACTTTGATGACATCGCCTGGGCGTACCACAGCGCCCTCCAGTCCCGTGCGGAAGGTGACGATCTCGGATTCCGACTGCTCGGAGTACAAGAGCCATTTGCCCACGCGATGCGCCTGTCCTCTGGAGGTGCAGCCAAGCGCCACCACCTCACTTTGCACAATGCCGTAGCGAGCAATGCCAGTGGCGTCCTCAACGTACTCCACCTTCTGACGGTAAAAGTCTTCCGGATCATTCCAGGTGACCAAGGCCACGGTGTGGCGCGCTTTGGCAGAAGATCCTTGGTAAGCAAACTCGCCTTCAACCACGTTGCTGGGTGCGAACTGATAGACCGGATCAGCGGGGGCATCTTGCGTCACCGTGATGGCTCCGCCAGACCAGTACACCATTCCCCTAAAGATCGAGGCCATGTCCTGCACGACCTTGTAGGCTTGCTCCCGAGTCTGGAGATACAGGTTGCAGGTAAAGCGAGGCTCAAATCCTCCCAGGCCATTGGGCACCAGTTGATCGCAATACTGGGCTACTCGGTAGAGCGCCCACTTGTCGACCTGGGCCTCGGGGATATACCCACCCAGGCCATAGCGGGTACTGGTGACTAGGTCAAAAAAGCACCAGGCCGGGTTATCGGTCCAGGCGATCTTGAAGGTTCCGTTCCAAACCCCGCTGTAGGCCCGGGTGATGGGGTCGTAATTCACCGGGACCCGCACCCGTAGCAGCTTCATGTCATAGCTGCGCCGTGGAATGTTGGAAAACTGCGAGGCATCCACACGCAGTGCCACCAGGGCGCTGTTGGGATACCTCAGCTTGCTCTCAATGACCTCCGTGTACGAGTCGAAGAACGTCTTGTTCTGAACCGCGCTGGATGTCGAGTCCGCAGTAATTCGACGCACCCGAATTTCCCAAGGGCCACTGCCAGTAAGCGGCACGTAGTAGCTGCGCTGGTACTTGGTAGTGGTCTTGCCGGAGATCGTGTCATTGACGATCTCAACGAAGCCACCGCCATTGACCTGCCGATCAATGGCGAAGTTGACCGAGCTCCCGTTCAGATCGCCGTTGGTCGTGTCTTGGTTCGTGAGCTGCGGCACACTCACCTTGATGCGGACAGCGTCGACATCCGGATCAGTGATGGACCGCACAACTCCTGGACCGGACTGACTCGCCTTGACCTCAACGCCTACAACCACCTCGTTTTCAACGGAGGAGAACCCGGGCACATAGCTTTGCTGCTGGCTGCCGTTGCGGGTCTCCAGGGTGACACCTGAGAAGTTGGCAGTGCCGTCAGCGTTCTGGATGGGCGTGTCGTCCAGGTAGACCGACTGAAGGCCATCGACCAACCCTTCAATCTCACCCTCGGAGATGAGGTCAACCACCCGCGCATAGGCTTTTGATCGAAGGCTGTCGGGGGCCTCTTGCGCCACACGGGCGCTCCCTCCGCCTCCTTTACCGCCACCGCCAGCACCAATGATGAGCTTGGTCATGCAGCAATCTCGTCCACGTCGATCCCGGCACTGATCACGGCCGAGCCAACAATTAGCCGCCCATACCCAACAGGCACAGGATGCCCCTGAGCGGTCGTGTTAACCGCGCCATTGAAGCTGTAGCTGGGCTTGTTCTCAGGTCGCTCCGAGGGCTCGGTGGCCTTGGGCGTGGGGGCAATCATCTGCGCCACACCACCGAGGATCATGGCGGTACCCACCGAATAGAGCGTCGCCTGGGACAAAAACGCGCCCGACGCAGCCCAGCCCAGCGGGTTCCACCAGGCCACAGCCAGCAAGGCTGCCCCGAGCAATATTTGACCGAGGCCATTGCCACCCGCGCCAGAGACCACCGGTGCAATCGTGATGCGGTTTTGCCCCGTTGGCTCGTGCAGGCGATCCAGCGTCAGTGCCTCACGGCCGGCCAGCACGCGGTATCCGACGCCGCGCTCGCCAGAGGACACCAGTTCCCGCTCAAAAGCAGGGAAATTGGCTACCAACGCCCGAATGGCCTCCGCAGCCGACGAAATGGCCAGGCTATGCCTGCGACCAAAGCGGCGCCCGAGTTCACCGAGAAGAATGACCGTGACCATATCTAAGGATGTGTGTTGTGACTTTTTGCCAGTAGCCGCCGTAGACATCACGACTGGAAAGACGCCCCTGCAAGTGATGAAGAATCAGCCCCTCTCCGAGGTAAACCGCTGCGTGATTCGGAACGCTTGATGCCACCTGCATCAGGAAGCAGTCGCCAGTCTGGAGATCGCTCGCGTCTACCGGAGAGAACCCAGCCTGAGAGAAGTTCTCCATGTAGAGGTTCTCACCGTGCTTCCACCAATCGTCAAAGCGCACGAAGTTGGGCAAATCCACCCCGCGTTCTTTTCGGAACCAGTCGCGCACCAAGGCGTAGCAATCGAGTACGCCGTGAGACCATTCGCGGCCCACTAAAGGGGCAACGTAACCCATTGGTTCGATGCTGGCCCAGGTATCGTTCGGTACGCTCACGATGTGCCAGGGCAAGCCACTGGCCTCACACGCCACCCGGTCAGCCTGACTTGGCTCGGGCGGTAGGCCCGGATGGCTGTGCACCACGGCCACGATCTGCCCCTGCTCATCGGCCTTGACGTAGTCCTCGGGGTGAATCACGAACTGGTCCGTACCCACACCGATGTTTCGGCACGGCCAGTACACCTCCCGACCCTTGCGGATCACGAGCAGTCCACAAGACTCCCGCGGGAAAGACTCACGGGCGTGATCGAGCGCCAGGGCCCGGTTTTCAGAAAGCATCAGCGAATCAGCCCTGCAGCCGGAAAGCCACCAAAGGGCAACTCAGCGTTCTGTCCAAACCGCGCCTTGCAAGAGGACAGACGCTTGCCGCAAACGTCGAGACTGCTGGAGCCAACCAACTGATCGTTGGCATCGAAATAGACCGTGCCGGTGTACCCGCACTCGGAACCCCGGTAGCGCCAGGGACAGACGTTTTGGACGATCTGCCGGCGCGGGAGTGAGACTCCCTCCAGGTCAAACGATGCGGCGAGCTCAAACTCGACAACATCCCGTGTTTCTCTGGACTTGCGGTCGACGTAGTACACGTCGTCAGCAAATTCGGCCGAAGGATCTGCGGTCGAATTGACACCACCCTCAAAATTGACCGCATCCAGGTATTTCGCAAGCGTTCGCTTGCGTGTGATCTTGGCGCCCACCAAGTCCTGGTACGTGAGCACCAGCGCCGTGATCGTCCCGGTGACATTCGCTACCCGCAGGCGCGGCCGAGGAACTTGGCCATTGCCGTTGAGCTCGAAGCCTTCGACCTCGATGGGAAATGCCTCAAAGGCGTTGCCTTGCCAGACGACCCGCTGCTGTAAAGCGTTGGTGCCAGCATGAAAGCGAACCGGTCCCTGTCCAAACAGTGCTAGATCCAGCACAAAGAGTTCGATCACACTGCTGGGCGCGAGCTTTTGAATTTCAGAGGAGATGGACTGGACGGTCATGACAGATCGAACACCTGTTTGAAGGTTGCCCGAACAGACTCGACATTGGGCTCATCCACTGATCGACTCCATTCCTCACAAACGAACTTGGCCGAAGCTCCTCCTGGTGGCGTCCAGTCAAAGGCCTGCACTGCACCGCGTGCACGTAGGAACGCATCGATCGCTGTTGCTTCTGTGCTGGTTCGCCCCCGAAACTCTAAGGACCAGACCTGCGGCTGCGTATTGATGCCGAAGGCCAAGCGCTGCTCGTAGCCGTCGCCGAAGGCCACACGGCGTACATTGGGCCGGATGGACAAATTGGCGCCGACCGATGGTGTCCAGGTGAACGTCGCCACTTACACAGCCCTCCGGCTGTCAAGCAGCCCACCGGCTCGCTTTTGTGCCAGCAACTCCTGGCGAACAGCACTGGCAATCGCACGCCCCAGATCGCGTCCGCCCGGGTCGTCCCCTCGGCTGGAAGCACCCGCATCCGAAACGCTGACCGAGATGTTGAAGACATCCCCACCAGACGCGCCACCACTCATCGTGACCGGAATGGAGCGACCGTCAGGCAGTGGGACGTAGGCTTCTGGTCTGCTGCCTTCGCCAAAGAGCGCCAACTGGGGTGAGTTAGCAATGCCGCCCGAGGCATAGCTGCGCAAGGCCATGGGGCCAGCAGAGGTCATGACACCACCGCCCGCAAAGCCAAAGAAGCCCATCATGGCGTTGGCCAGCGGGACCGTGATCGCTCGCTGAATCTGAATTCGGATCAGGTCGGAGATGATCGAGTTGGCCAAACTCTTGAAGTCGAGCTTGCCAGTCATTACGAACTGGGTGAGCGCATCGGTCATGCCGTTGAACGCCCGGCTTGTGATGGACTCGATTTGCTTACCCATCGCCTCGGCATCTTCAATGAAGCTCTTGAGCCCCTTCTGAAATCCAGCGGTGAAGGGTTCAGCAATTTCCTTCGCCCGCTGACCCAACTCCTTCGCCCCGGCTGCGGCAGTACGGGCACTCTCTGCGATCTGGCGCATGGACTCTGCAAATCGCTCATTGCCCGGCGCCGATTCAGCTACTGCGCGCGCCTCGGCGGCCAGTTGCTCGAGTTGCCGCGCACTTTCTTCCCG